CTTCATACCATTAGGTACATCTGTCTTGATATAGAACGCATCAGGATCAGTTAAGAAATTGTTAACCACGTAACCTTGTGGAATCATTCCTTTATTCTTGATTGCGTTGATATCGTTATCAGCTGTTCCAACTCTACCAGCAGATTTCATCAATCTGTCAGCAGTGAACTGCAATTGCACAGGGATTATTAATTTTAATCCTTGAGCAGCAACTTTTAATCCACGTTCATCAGTAAAGTTCGCGATGTCAATCAGCGACTGTTCTAATGAAGTTTCATTTAAGTCTGCAGCTGTAGCTAAAGTGTTGCTGAAAGTTCCAGCAATAGTAGCGTGAGTTGTAGAGAATAATGGAGATCCATCACCACCTGGGAAGGAAGTGCTGAAACCATTATTTAGTACGTTAGCAGCTGTTACTTGCTTAGTATTCGCCATAGATCTAGCTAATGCTTTTGTATATCTAGACGCAAGTCTGTCATACAAGTTGTCCTCAATCGCTTCTTCAGTGATTGCGAACGCAAGAGCTATAGTATTGTGCGTATATCTAGCAGTGAAAGTCTCATTGGCTTGGTCATAAGACACGCCTGATCCTTCAGCTTTTATCGCAGCATTACCAAATCCTGATAACATAACTTCTTCTTCAAATGCTCTTTCAGAAGTTTCTTTATCGAAGATTTCTTCGTGCTCGTTTTCGTAACGTTTGTATTCAAGTCCAAACAGAGCGTTTAAACCTGGTTCTAGTTCTTTAACTAGTTGTGATCGTGATATAGCCATAGTTTATATACTCCTTATAGTATTGATTGACCTGATTTAATCTTCACAATGAAGTCCTCACTAGCAACAGCCACTTCGTTCCCAATAAATTGAGATGGGCTTAATACTAATAATTGTCCACTTGTAGATGAAGCTAGATCTAATAGATCTGCAGAGATTCCATTTACGGAACTTCCAGCAGCATATAAAATATCAAAAGCTACACCGACAGCACTTACTCCTAGAGCAGTACCTGTTGATTTAACCAAGAACAGTTGATTTGGATCGTCAACTACATACGCTTGAATGTTACCTTGAGCAACATCAGTTTGTGTGTAGTAGTTTTGCCATGTAGGTTTGTTTTTGTTATTAGGATTCACTTCGATTAAACAACCGTTGAATACTCCTAATACGCTACCAGTAGAAGACGAAGTTACCGGAACAACAGTTCCTGTAGCTGTAAGGGCAACTAAATCACCTTGATAAAGAGCTGTAGACTGATTATCAAGAATGTAAAATTGGTCCTGTCCACCACTAGCATATCCACCACCTACTTTGCCAAGTGGTCTAAGACCAAAGGCTTTAGTTGTGTTTGCCATATTTTTTACTCCTTTAAGTTTATTTTCAACCTTGTTGGTTAGGAATTACTAAATAATTAGTCCTTCTTTGTACCACCAAAAGTTACACGAGTTTGCCTATCATTACTGATTGGCATACTTGGATGCTGTTCCTTCATAGGATCGTTTGCAATAGCGTCAGCTCGTTCTTGAGTTCTTTTTGCAAAGTACTCTTCGCGAGACTTAGCGATCTCTTCAGGTACCCTAGCCAGCACTAGGCCGCCAACTCCAATAACCCCTGCGTATTTGCCGTCTTTGACAACAGGATAATTCTGTTCAGGATATTCATCAGATCTAACTAATTCATAACCTGATCTCATTCTACCTGTGATATTTTTAGTATCATCAAAGCCTAATGATTCAGCTCTTATCCATCTATGTCTAAATCCGTCCGGCGCAGGCGGTGCGTCTAGAGATGATGGTGGAGTCCAAACTTTAGGTCTATCATTTTTAGACCTTGTTTCGCTCGCACGGGAAGTCTTAATTGTTTTGTTTTCGTTTACCATATGCCTATACCTCCTTCGTGGTTAAATGTTTCGCATATTCTTCAAGTGGCACACCTAATCTTTTAGCAATTGCTACCTGTGATGGTGTGAGCTTCACAGTTTTTTTGCGTCCTGATTGGCTAGGACGATTAGCCGAAGCTACAACTTGAGCAGGTCTTGCTCTTTCTGTATTTTCTACATCTCTTGTACCAAATTTATGCGGAAATTCAAGTCTTATTCTTTTATCAATTTCCACATAATATTCGTCACTTGCTGGGTCGTATCCTTCATCATCTACAAGCTTTTTATGTATG